TTTTATAAATAGTGTATCTTTTTGATTTGTGTGTTTTAAACTTGTAATTTTTTAATTCTATATTTACGATATTATACCTGAATTACGAGTCAAATCTACAACTGAAGTTTCAACATCAAGTAAACAGTCAATTTCTCTAGCAGAACCTACAACAATTAACCCACAGCTTAATTCTCTACCCTCACCAATTACAATAAGTTCGCAGTCATATATAGGTGGTGTTACTGATGGTGTTGGTGTTATTGATGGTGTCGGTTTTGGTCTTCGTCCTTGACAATCAACGTCTATATTAATGAATAGTGATAATTCAACAAACGCCCCTTTTAATGGGTCGTCCTCTCCATCGCAAGTACTTGTTATAGTGTATGTATTATTTTCTAAATCCACTACCCAACTAATGTCAGGAAATTGTTGTAATAATTGTTCAACAATCTGAGCCCATAATTCAGGTGTCGGAACATCCTGTAAATTATCACTAACATAAAAATCGTACTCACAGTGTTGTGCACTTCCACCATAACTAGTACCAGAGATTGTTAAACAAGCGGACCAAACTGCGAAATTAAAATTACAATCTTGTCCGTTTATAATAGCCTCTAAATATGCTTCATATAAAATATCTTCAAAGCTTTTTATACTTGGCTCACCTGTTTCAAAAACTTCCTCACAAACAGTGTTTAATATATAATCTTCAATTATTTCTACATCACATTCTATATCTACACTATTAATAAAAGTACATCCGTTAGAATCTTCAACTGTAACAGTATAAGTCCCACCTGAAAGTCCAGATAAGTTCTGTTGTCCTACAACACCATTAGACCAATTTATATTGTAAGGCGGAGTACCGTTGTAGATTAATAGGGTTGCTGTGCCATCATTACCATTTATACAATTAGTTCCATATAATACCGCTTCTATACCTTTATATAAACTATTTATCTGAAAATACTCTGTAACTACACACCCACTATTATCTGTCACTTGGACTTGGTAACTACCTTCAGGTATATCTGTAATTAATTGTGAGTTTGAGTTAACACTGCTGTATGTGACAAGTACTTGACCATCACTAATTCTGGTAATTTCATATGTTAATGGATATTCTATACTTGTAGACCCACTTAATACGTCAATTATTACGGAACCATTATCAAGTCCGCATGTAGTACCTGACGTGGTAGTCTCTATTGTGAATTTTTCAATTCCTCTTATTGTTACCTCGGTTGTGTATACACAATTACGGTCTTTATCACTAACTTCAACAGTGTAAGTACCTATTGGTAAATTTGTAAAGACGTGTGACTGTCCATATTTTGTAACCGTTTCGGTTATACCAGTAGAACCTGTAATAGAGTACATAATTAACCCCAAGGTACCTTGTACATTTATTTCTATTTGTCCATTTTCACCACAATCGGCTTCAGTTGTGTTAACACCAACTACTGTGAATCCCGCAGTAGACTCTAAACTTATATTCTGTACTATAGAACAGTTTGCAGAATCCTCTATTAATATTTGATAAAATCCTCCACATAATCCTAACATTGTAAATTCATCACCTCCTTGTTGAACTTGTCCTGTTGTACCTGAGAACGTATATGGTGGAGTGCCTCCAGTAATTATAACTGTCGCGTCTCCGTCACAATCAAAACAAGTAGGTTGTGTTGATAAAATTCTACTTACACCTAAGCTTGGTATTGGGTTTATATTAAAGTTTTGTCTTTTTTGACATCCCTTACTATCTATGACTGTAACCGTATAACTACCTGCCGCCAGTCCTGTAATCGTGTCACTTGTTTGCCCATTAGACCACAAATATGTAAACGGTGGTGGCCCTCCTGTTATATTTGTAACCTGAGCCGCACCGGTATTTAATCCACATTGTGAATCACCAGTTATTAATAAATCAAATTCAATATTATTACTTTCATCTTCAATAATAACAGTGTCTGTTTGATTACTTTCAAATAAACTGTCTGTAACCACACAATAGTATTCACCTTCAGGTAAGTTTATAAATGTTGTTGTATTATCATTGGCAGTAATTGTATTATATAATCCACCATATCTATATAATTGATACACTATTGGGTATGATTCACTACTACCACTAATAGTTATAGCGCCTAATCCACCTTCACAGTCAATATTTGTATTGGTAATGGTGGTCTCCAAACAATCAGAAATAACAACAGTAAGTGCTGTTTGCCTACTTTCAGGCAGGGTACTATCAAAAATATTAAATACGTAAGTACCCTCAGGTAAATTACTATATTCAAATGGACCCAATCCCGTTTGGCTAGGTAGTGTTCCCGGTGTAATATTCTGTACGTTATAGGGTTGTGTACCTCCTGCTACTTCAATATATATACTTCCAGGTCTATTACATGAAGATGTTGCAGAATATACTACACTTAACGGTCCTTCATCACATTGTTGTACACAACTACTATTTGTTAGATTTAGTCCTTCGTAGAATAAACTTGTATCAACACAGAACGTTTCATTTATTGAATTTCCTACCCTTGCAATACCACAACAATCTGTAAACATATATGACCCAACAGTAGTTGCAGATACACAATCACCAATGTCACAACAACTATTAATTTGCATTTCTGAAGGACCTATATATACGTTAGACCACTCAGGGGTTTCGGCATTTACAGTTTCAGTAGTATTGACATTAAATGGGAATGTTAATTCATAACAATTACCATCGGAATGTTCAAAATACCAACCTATATTTGTCGGTGAAATGATATCATCATAATAATTTGTTTCAATTGCAAATTCATATGGTCCATTACCATTACAATCATATAACAATGCCACATAAGCATTTGTTGGAACTCTACCACCTGGTAGTTCAGAAGGTGTAAGTGTAGGTGTTGTTGATATAGTCGGTGTATTCGTAGGAGTTATAGGTGTCGTTATTGATACAGTCGGAGTTGGTGTATTTGATGGTGTCGATTCATTTATGCAAATACCATAACTAGTATTGTCTACGAAGGAGGTAAATTCTGTGCCGATTAACTCTCCAAAAAAAACTTCTAAATAATTACTATTATATGTGGTTGATGTGATTGTATATTCGGCTAGTTCACCTGAAACATTATTAAAAACTAAAGTACCATTACTTAATCCGTTAAGTGAGTTAAACAAGGAATCTAAGTCTCCACCACCTAGTGGAGTTCTATCTAATCTTACTGAACCATAGTTTATTGGCGCATCCATATTAGGGTCGGGATACGGTGGTAACATCGGGATTAGTTTAGTTATTAAGTAAGTATCAGAAGGAGTACTGCTTGAGTTTTCTCTAATAAACTGACCGACATAACCAGGTGAAGATGATTCACATACAGCTTCATTTAATATTGTTTCCTCTAATGGTGTGTTATCCTCTTCACACTGATAACACGTTCCGTATTCAATAAAACTACAGTCGTCAACATTAACTTCAAGTTTAACATTATTATTGTCTTTAAGTATTTGATAACACCCGTGTTCAATAACATCACATTCTATGTTCCATGTTTCCCCAATAGATAAGTGTGAAGTACCATCAATTGTAATTCTATATCTTTTAGAATTACTACAATTTTGTATTATATATTTATTGGTACTCATTTCTCACACTTTATATTTATATTCACCCCAACATTTATTTGTAATTTTTGACCTAGAAGTGTGTTATCACAATCCAAACTATAAATATTTATAGTATTTTCATTTAATTCATATCCGATTCCTTGTGTTTGTAAACTATTAAAAGAATTAGTTAAGGCCGTTATCCACTGATTGTCAGTAGGCACATCTCCTCCACCATATCCTGTGTAAAATAAATCTTGCACTAATAAAACCCCATTTAATCTTATATCTACATACCAAAGACTAGTTAATGTATTAAGTATACAATCATTTATTGTATACCCTTCTTGTGAAGCCGAACTTGTTACACTATTAATAAGTGTTGTTTGAAAGTTTTCTACCTCGATATCACAGACCAACTCTTGTTTAGGACAGTCCGTGGGTAATAATTGACCATTATAGACACAAGGTATACATGGTATCGGTATTATCTCACACCCTCTTTGCCTTCTCCATACTACTTTTTGTCTCTGTAGCACGTTATTTTCCATTTTTTGACCCCCCATCCATATTGTTGTGGCGGGAATCATTTGCTCAACAAGTTTCATCCAATAATCACCAATACCGTTTGTGAAATCAATCATTTTTTGGTATGTGTATTTATTAGACGGTATACCTACAGTATCCTCTGACTGCATGTATTTCCAATAAACTGATTGTAGTGTGGGGTATCCACCACCTTTACCGTCCGTAATCGTTTGTCTATTACGAACATTAATCATGTTACGATAAAAAGTTTGTGCGAACTCAAAAAAAGTTTTTTCTTTGGGTTTAGGGTTAATCACTGTCCAATCAATACCATAAGGATATGGATATGGTGTTGTTAAACCTGTAGATGGGAATGGGTAATCATATTTTTTTGACATTTGCCATATATCGTATACGATACCTTTACCCATATTAAGACCTAAATCAACATTTTTAGCGTTTAATACTAATTTTTCGTTATCTATGTTATAATAAGCGTTATATCCCGCTTCTGTATTTCTTCTTAGTCCAAGTTCGTTATCTGTCCAAGATTTATTATTGTCATAAGTCCTTGTTAAACCAAAACCTAAAGACATATATGGGAATTTTCTAAATCTATCGAAATATTTTTGTCCGTATGTAAACTTTTCTAACTTAGTCTGTACATCAGGATTTTGTCCTGTAAATGTTGAAGTCTCTCTGTCTAATATTTCAGGCGCCCTATGAGCTGGTGTTTGTTCATACCATCCGGCACCTTTTTCAAAGAACATTTCATCCGTAGGTGTAGGTGCTTTTGGGTATCCGCTATCATCCACAGGGTAATCACTTCTAATAGTATCAACATTTGTTAAAACTGTTTGTGTAGTAAATCCTGTATATGTTACACCTGAAATACTAAATGTTATATTTGGGTCTAAAACAGGTAATTCTTCGGATTTTGTACCTCCTGTTATTGAAGTGAATTGATTGTCGAATTTATTAACATTAATCGGTCCATCTGCCAAATAAATAATTTCGTTAAAATCAATAAGTGCTTCAGGAGCGCCAATCATCCTCATTAAAGCCTCAATAGAACGTCGAGTACCTTTAGATTTAAACAAATAAGCGGAATTTAATATTAAATTTCTATAATATTGATAATCTATCTCTGTTGGAGTCTTATCTACTGACTGTCCTGAGTATAATGAGTTTTTACCGTTCCCAAAAACACTCTCTAAGAAATTATCTTTGGTAATCATGGACACGTTTGGGTCCCAACCAACGGTTTCGGCTAAATTTTTTAATAATTGTGAAGGTATGTCGTCTTTAATAGTATAATTAACTGAATTTATATATGCTAAGGCATCTATAAATTTTTTAACTTCGTCAAAACTCCTTCCATAAATCTGAAATACTTTTTCTACTTTTTTTGTTTGAGTATCAAAATCCCTTAAACTTCCAGATGTTAAAAATCTTGTAATTAAATTACTCTTATAAGCATCTAAATCATCTGCAATTAAATTTAATTTACTTAAATAACTTTCAAATTTATTTGTTCTAATATCTAAATTCCAAAAACCATCTAACGCCCAAGTAACTGATTCATTGGCCTTATAAAAAGAACCGTTGTCGGCTTCTCTTATAATTTCAAATTTAGAAGTATATTTTGGAGTCACCAACCTATTTAATAAAAAATCTTCAACTTCATCAAATGGGTCTTTAAATGCCTTTTCGGTTTCAAAACTATTAGGTTTTAATATAATACTACTAACAGACTCACTTTCACCACTAAATGGGTTTCCCTCTACAGTAATTTCTACAGTACCCGCAGATAATCTAAGGGATGGTTCAAAATCAACAAATTTGTATTCAGTTTGTAAATCACTAAAATATAAAGAGTATTTTAAAAAATTACGAGTTAAATTCCTTAGTGGACTTACCTCCATAGGTCTAACTTGAATATTCCTATCAGCATTTTGTGAATAATCAATATCAAATGGGTTTTTAAATCTTTGTACATCAATATTAAACGTAGTTAAACCTTCAATAATATCATAAACAATATTATATGCAGTATAACCAGTTTGTAAGTCATAGTATTTTTGGTCTATTTGTATGGCGGCAGGAAAATAATTTATAACTTTTGTAGTGGAAACTGAAAACCTTTTTCGTGTTGAACCATATAGTGAAAAATTAGTGACTTTAGTAATATCATAGTTAGGGTAAACTTGGAAGTTTTTCGCCATAACTATTTTTGACTCCTCTATTGAATCAAAATCTAAATCACTGAGTGATATAGACTCTGAGAAAACTCCTGTATTAAATGTTCTATTTACTTTTTCAACTACATTTGTTGTAAACTCAAAATTAGCCTGCGTAAGACCTCCACCATCGACAAGTTGGAATCCAACTAAATCGTCTGAGAATGTTCCCTTAGCATTCGGTGGGGATGGTGGGTATCTATACTTTTTATCTGACATTACTGAGTTATATTCGTGAAGTTTTTACTGAAATCTATATTTGTACCTCTGTCTTGTCTAACTTCATACAATAGATTATTAAACTCATCTCGAATCTCGTAAAGGTTGTATTGTTTGTATATATTAAGGTCTGTATCATAAAGAGTGTAAACACCGTCTTCGATAGATTTTGTTTGATTCCCGTAAAGAGCAATGGCGAGTGTATCAATGTCATGTTCAGCCATTTCAATATCCAATGTTATAGGGTTAAAAAACGTATTAGTTATTATTATGTTTTGGTTAGGCTGTCCAATAAAAGGAGTTGCGTTTGGTTTATTAGTTGGTGCACTAGCAGGTGTTAATGTACAAAATAATAAATCACTACCACTATCAACATACCTATACCTAATAGATTTTTGTGAACTATTAGTTAGATTTGTAACTACAGGCTCACAATAAAAAGAAGACGTAATTATTCTATAAAAATTTGTTATTTTAGTTCCGTCATTGTTTAAATACTCAACTCTATATCCAACCAATCCCTGATTTACAAATTTATTTCTATACTCCGTTGGTACATTATTTAAATCAATAATAATACCTTTTACATTTGGTAATGCTGATAGTACCCCGCAGTCAGTAATACTAGTTCTAATTTCTGAAGGTCTAATATATAATGTATAAATTCCTAATCTATTAAATTCTTCAGCAGGTAACTTTAAATTATATAAACCTCCTAATATTTCTATATCCGCATTTCCATCAGTATCCTGATTGTGAAAATAAGGAGTTAAAATATCAGCAGAATTTAATTTTTTTAATTCAAAATTATTTGTAACATCTCTAGATGGGGTATAATTGACTATTATATCCACGTCATCAGGTGACATATCCGCTGGTCGTGTTGTTCCGTAAGTACCTAGTGCCATTATTCTTATTGTTCATTTATTTTAAAGAAACCATAACCATATGGTATTAGGTCTCCTAAGTTATCTATTTCTCCTAATCTTTGTAATCCTTCAAATGCAGTATTTTTTCCTCTATCAATAAATATTTGAGATTGTATTTCTGGTGAGCTAACTACTCCAAATAATACTTCTTCTTTAGTAATTGGTTCTGCAACCAGCATTTCTTGTGTAAAACCACTAGAATTCATAACAAAAATTGTTTTACCGTTAGGGTAATCATAATAATCTACCCCTAATATTGTGTATCCGGTAAATTGTGGATTTATATCTGTTACTTGACCATAATCACTTCCTCTCCTACTTACAACAACTGAAGTATCGTAGCTTGTGTTCCCATATAATTTTAAATCAGTTAATTTAGAATGGGTATATCCTGATATTAAAATTTCTTGATTAAAAACCTGAGACGAGACATTATTTTCAGAATCACCAGTAAATATAAAATTATAACTTATAGGTATGTTAGCCCAATTACCTCCTTGTGGTGTGAATGTTATATTACCTAACGGGTTTGTTATTTGTATATTTTGAATGGGTATTGTTATGGTTTTTTCGATTTTTGTCGTTCCCCATGGATTTACTTGTTTAAGTACTATTGTGTACTGAGATGGTGATAATGGGTATTGATGTTCAAGATAATTAGGAAATAATGTATTAAATGGTTCTGTTATACCATCTCCCCAATCTATCGTATATGATGATAGTTTTAGAAACTTTTTTAATTCATCTGAGGTATTATAAACTTTTAATGTGTATGGAAAATTACTATCACCACTAAAAATAAAATTATTAACAACATCTTTCTGTAAAACAAAACCATCAAAACCACTATAGAAACCTATATCATCAAAACTTTGTGTAAATGTTATTGGTATTGTTAAACCCGTTAATAAACTACTTCCATCTGTTCCACCACTTAAAATTTGTGACATCCCTGAATAAACACCAAAAGTATTTCCACTACTTGTGATGTCAAAAATATCATCCTTAAGTGATTCAGGAGAAATTTTAATATATTGTGTTTGTTGTTTCACTGTGGATTAACATATTCATACCAGTTTATGGGTGTGTCTGTACCGACCCTTAAGTTTGTATTTATATCATATACTTCATAAGTATAATTTTCATAATCTAATGTCACTTTATAATAGAAATAAACCGACTTATCGAAATTAAACTTATTAGGTATCATTGCCTGTGGTTGGTTTGTCATCCTAATAAATTGTCCTGTCTTTGCATTAAAGAATTTACTCGTCATATACAAAACATCCGGTTTTATTTCACTCGGATTTTTTAACCAGTATAAAAAATACCCTTGTTTGTCTCCTACATAATCTAAAAAGAAATCAGGTAACTTTATTTGTGAATCTTCAGGTGCGTTTATGGTACTAGGTTGATTTGGCTGTCCAATACCCGGTGGATTTGGATTTACAGTTCCTCCACCACCTGGCGGTAAAGGTGTTTCTGAAGGAGTGGGTGTGTTAGTGGGTGTTGGGATTTGTGTACCACTCGGTGCGGGTGTATCACAACTGTCAATAAGTGTTATTACTAAATCCTGATTGTATGGTGCGGCAACTGAAGTAAAACATAGTATTAATGTTGTGTTTGGATTTACGTATGTGTTTTGTAATACTGAGTCACAATCATAATAATTTATTTGTATAATATTATTTGTAGGATTATATATTGAGTACTCATTACATGGTAATACCGATTGGCTACTCGATACCGAAGGTGTAGGTTGTGGTGTTGGCTCAGGGCAGTCACATGGGTATGGATTTAAATCTGTCTGATTTTCAATAAATGTTCCTGAATTAAATGGTCCAAAAGAAATTGTTTGTGGATTAGTACTTACATAATCTAAGTTATAACAAGTACCATAAAGATTTTTACTAAAATTTTGATTTTGTAAATTAAAGTACCAATCATTATATAACTCTGAATCCATGTATACGTTTCCAGGAAATGGTTCTCCGTTACAATCACTAAAACTACATAGGTACCCTGTTTGTGAGCTGTGATTAAACAACGGACTATTTCCACCAACTGATATTGAGGGTGTTGGAGTTGGTGTAGGTTCTAGTCTTGATAGTCTAGTTTTTCCTTGCTCCGTGGGTAATATTATAGTTAGGTATATTTGTTGCGTCTCAGAGTTTAATGTGTCATAAAAATCAATTTTAAAAAAGCTACGTTTAAATGAGTTTACATTATAGTATATTTCTCCGTCACTAAAATCTATTCCATTATATAAAGCGTTGTCTGAAAAATTATAGTCGTTAACCCATAAATCTATATTTGCCGGTGTGGTCGATTCTATATCTGTACTCCTATCAAAAAAATTAAATTTATATTCTATACTATACTTTTCTTCGTTATCTATATTATACCATTTATTATGATTATATCTTGTTATTTCAAAATCTTCGATAGGGTTTATAACTTTTTCTACTACATCATCTTCATACTTTTCTATCAGGTCTTCTTTACCTAATAAATCAGTATTGATTTGTATAGGTATGTTAATAAACCTATCTTCTGAATTAATATTGAATCTAAACTTATTCACAGTCGTCTATAATTGGTTGGAATATTATGGTATTATTATTATTAATATTTTTTTCCATAGGTGATATTAAAAATAATATATTTCTAAATGGATAATGAGCTCCATTCATAAACGGATTATCAACACCATTACCATCAGAGTCAATAAAACCATATGGGTATATATCTCTCCATCTCCACTCTTGTGAATAATCGGATAAATAAGAATAGTCAGGTATTAAGTCTACTTCAGATTTAAGACCTTTTTCTACATAATCTGAGAATACCCTAACATCAACCTCATAATGTGGTTTATACACATACCCATTTGGTAATTGTGGTGTACTGTTATTAAATAATATCTGAGGATTGAAAGATATTTTATGACTTATTTCACTTAATTCTGTCTCTTTTTGCTCCCAATCATTAAATTCACATATTGAACCACTTAGTGTGCTTCCAGTATTTAAATCTAAATTATAATAAAAAGTTTGATTATTAATTTGATAACTTCCTGTTGGTATGGTATCTTGGTTATCTACGTTATTAACATCCCACCATCCTGAGTCAATCCCTTTTTCCATGAAATTCATGTCCCACCCAACTTGTATTGCGGTGTCATTACCTTGTGGATTATTAAACCAACCCATATAATTTTTATTTAGTATTGTAACAAATAACTTAGTTATTGGTCTTTCTAAATTGTCCCTTAGTGGTGAAATATCAATATCTCTTTCAATACTAAAACCATACGACTGTGTTCCGTCTTTTGTTGAAATCCTTTGTACGTTGTTTGGTGTGCTAGCAGAATACTCAAGTTGCCTTTTTAATGGAAATGGATTGTTTTCAAAAGCCATTTTAGTAACTTCCGCATCATTTATTGTAGAAAGTATTTTGTGTTTTCTAACATAATACTTAGAAGTAGTTTCTCCCGTATTATTTACATCAATTACACGTTTAAAATTACCTGTTTGATAATCGTTAAATAGAGGGTCTTGAAATCCATAATTAAATATTGAAAATATATTTTCTTCGTTACCTAATGCTTGGTCACCTAATTCATATACTTCAAATAGTCTTTTTCCTGCAATTTCATCTTCAGTGTATATCCAATCCCCAGGTTGTAAGTTGTGTTTAAAACCACAATAAAAGGTTATAAGTCGTTTACCTTTATCTATTCTGTTTAATATATAATAAGGCACACCCTTGTTGACCTCAAAATTATTTACTAATGAAACAGGAGAATTATTAACTATTAAATCAACTCTATTTCTAAGATTTCTATTCTCATCATTTTCAAAAGGGTATGATATGTAAACTCCCCAATTATATGTACCCGCACTTTTAGTTACAAATGGTGTATGACCAGAAATACCTTCTACACGACAAAAAGAAAACTCATTATATTGTGGATATCCACTCCAAACACCAGAACCTGGTGAAAGAAAATCATTCAAAGCAGCTTCACCAGCATTTACATAATACATAAAATTTGTGAATGGTTGATAGTTACTTCTCACTTCGACACTGTTTTCAAATATATTTGTTATTTTTCCTGAAAATCTAAACTTCGTCGATTTCTGCCTTTCGTCATCAAACCTTTCTTGTAGATTTATTAATACCGTTCTATCACCCTCAACTAAACCTTTTCTTTCACCTTCTAAATCAACATTTATAAGCAAATCATTATTAGGTGAGCCCGCAAATCTATTCTCACCTCTAACAACTCTTATTGATTTATCTTTTTGGTTATCCATTTAAATCAGGAAATATGTATTTTTTTATGTATCTATTGATAGCACTTTTACCTCTTTTTAAACCAAAGTAAAAATGAAATGGTCCTCCAACTTTATATCTATTATTATTTTGATTATCATTAGGTAGGTCTGGACTATCATCTCCGTTCACATCCGCGTTGTATATATGTCCTCTACCATAATTTGGATTAGGTCCGTTATCAGGAATCATATATGTTTGTGGGTCTCCGTTAAAAAAGTCATCTCCTTGGTATCTTGTAGATTCGACCTCATTCCACTCTGTACTCCAATTATTTTTTTGACTTCCGAATAATGTTACATTTTGTGGGTCGTCACAATTCACACTACTGTCGGTGCCTCCGGTGATTCTCCACATATAGTAAGGGATTTCTTGTGTGTTTGGATAACCAAATGTATTAGCGGGTCCTAATGGGTTAGCTGTCAATGTTTTCGTTCCATCTGTTAATATTCTTCTATCGTTAGTGTCACCGTTAAAATATATACCCATCAGACCTTTACTAATCGTAATACTATCTGTATAGTTTCCATCTATATAAGGAGTTATACCATATTCTGAATTTATAGATAACATTTGTGCGAAATCTCCATCGACCCTACCGTCAAACAATGGGTCTTCCCTAGTGAAAAACCTATTAATTCCTGTAAACAAGGTATCCTGTGGAATGGGTATGACACCCGCTAATTCAGCCAACCAACTTTTAACGGCAATTCTAGATATGACAAAAAGTGTAGTAATCGCACTATTACTTTTATAACTACTTGTCGGTATAGTATCAACAATGTAACCATCAAATTCACCACTTAGAGATAGTTGATTAGCATATTCATCTCTAGGTCCTAATTCTACAATTGTTGTCGGAAACCATATGTTACTTTCGTTTTTACCTATCGTTTTTTTCTCAGTTTTTTGACCTATAAAACCATAATTGTTAACATATGGTGTTGACCTATAGTAAAATGAATTAGTTTCGCTATTAAAATATACAGGACCTTGTTTTCGTGTATTTTTGCCACCATAATTATCTCCGCAAAACTCATATCTATCTACTTCATTAAAATTTTCTTCTGTCGGGTCGCTGAAATACAATGTCTTCCTTTGAAATGGTGGTAGGTATAGTGTCCCGTTTACCCAGTTGTTCTGAAATGATTCCGCAAATAGTCCTTGACATACCGCATACATAACTTTATACCTTTCTTTCCATTCACTTAAATATTGCCAGTCTGCAGGTATACTAACAATTAAATTTTTAACAATAAACATATAACATCCATCAACTACTCTTTCTTCTGCAGGTACTATCTGACCTAAACCAAGATTGTTGTCCTCACCGCAATCTTCTATCGGACTTGCAACACCAAAATTAGTTCCACACCCTGTATAACAAACCCAAGGTACCATTCCATCACAATCTAAAGTAGAAAGTACTGAAGCCACGCCTTCATTCATACCATCAATTATTGATTCCAAATCTCCTTCTAAACCTTCATTAACAAATGCCGGTGCACTAACTATTTGTGTCGCTTCTCCGTTATCACTATAAGTTATAAGTACTTGTTGGGTGTTTAAGTGTAGACCGTATCTTCGATATTCGGGTTTCTTATTTGTATTAAGTGTATCGAAATTATCACTTACAGGTATTCTATCTGAACGAAATACAATATATTCATAATTATTAAATGTAGTCGCCGGGTCAGAACCGTTAGGGTTTGCTGATTTATATATTGGAGATACGGTTATAACATCCTCTTTTTGATTTGCTTTTTTGTTGTTGTCTAAGACTTTCGTATACTGATACCCACACCCTTCAATTCTTTGTTGTGCGGGAATGTTTATACCGTCTTGAGGCCAGTTGCTTCCGGGGACGTTTATACCATCACCATCACTACCCATCCAACTTTCAAATGTATCGTCTCCATCAAACTGTTTATCTATAGAGACATACTTATTTGTCGCCTTTGAATTAAATGATGTCCATAAGTTAGAGTCTAACTGTAAAGTATATGATTTGTGATATAATGATTTTGTATTTACACCACCAGAGGTTCCGTTGTTATTACTGTTATTAAAGTAAATATCACCAGTTAAATCAGAGTCAGAGTCAAATACGTGGTGTGGAGTTGGTGTTAACTCGTCTTCTCTCCATATAATATTTTGTCCGTTGTCACCTCCAATATTATTAGGTTGTATAGGTATATTCATAAAGTAGTCTCCCTCCACAACAACATCTCCACTGTATCCTACTCCGTTATTAAAGAGTTCTGATAAATCATACCTAATTTTTTGTCTAGGTGTATAAACATCTACACCTCTAACACCGAAGACTATTTTTAAATTATCACTATTTGCAACATAATCAATAACATCCTGTTGTGTCCATTGACACGCCTCTTCGTTATCCGATTCCCAACACCTATATCTCATTAAAAAGTGTATAATATAGTCATATATTAATGAGTTTCCTGAGTTAAAACTAAAAGCGTCTGAAACGGTCATTGCAGTTACGGCTTGGAAGTATTCAACACCTGACTTAAATTTATAACTTGCAGTATCCGCCGTAACTACAAGGTTAGCCTGCGCGGTACCGTTTGAACCATTAGTTTTAATATATGGAACCTGAACTTGCACATAACTATTTTCGTTACTTTGTGTTGTACCGGTAATTCCTGTGTCACCGAATTGGTTTCCCTGTGGGAAAACATTAATGTTAGGGTCAGAAATATTATTAGGGTCATTAAAAGTAAAAATGTCACCCGACTCTATCTCTGTTGTGTCTTTAACTAACATAATAAAACATATGTCAGTCCATGATGTTGAATTATTATCAGTCCCAAATACATCATTTACCGTTTTTACTTGAATACTATTTTGTATTTTGTGTGTAGATGGGCAATTTCCGTTGTTGTCTACCTGTGGTATATATACACTATCCTGTCCATTATTAAAATACATACTTCTACGGTTCATCAAGTTTAATGCTTGTGACCAAGTGACTTGTGGTGATATTTTCCACCTTGTTTTTGTATTACTATCTGATTCTATAATAGGGAAAACTGGTGATTTATACCATTCTTTTTCATCTTTAGTCCCTCCTTCATCAAAAAGGTCATGATAGAAAGCTTTAGTTTGAGAGTCGTATCCACTACATAATATTAAAGGTTGATATTCGGTAATAAGAAGTTCTCCATCGTCAGACGCCGCTATGTATTCATCATAACAAATTGTATATCCTCCGTGGGCATTCATTCCATCAATACTCACATTATACGAAACCGCTGTTGATGATGGAAATAGTGGAGTGTTTCCTTGTCCTACACCCGAAGCCCATTCTCCAAAACTGTCAACTATACCTCCTGAAGTGTCTGCAGCCCTTTCAGTATCACAGTTACAGGTATCACATGAAGGGTATGACAACATAGGTAATGCTAATTGTTTAAACCAATTATTATTTCCTAAATCAGGTACTAAACCACCGTCAGGGCACCAATCCGGTTTTTGAGTAAAAATACTTATAAACGCACATATACCTGTTAAAATTACATTAACGAACGTACCAATTATTTGTATTATAAATTTTACTATCTCAAACACAACCGCTAATATGTGTATAGCGGGTATTAATGCAAATAATACTATATGTAAAAGAGGTATAATTTGTCTTGTCATCAATTGAATCATAAAATTATTATCTTTTATTGCTTCATTAACAGGAAATCTGTTATTTTCTGACTGACATGTTGTATCATTAATCCTAGTAATACCTATATGTCTATTTCTACCGTCACCGAATTTAAACCTATCGATATGAGAGGCAACACTGTATACTTTATTGTATTGAAATTTATAAAATGTGTCTTCACAATTTATTGCAGCATTTGCGTCATAATAATCGTCCCAATTCAATGAAAAGGCATAACTACTATCTTTATTTTCAGGACCAAAATATTCTTCATCATTCTCTACACTGTCTAAGTCCCATCCTCTTTCTCTTAAATTAGGAATTAAATAATTTGCCCTTTTAATATCTCCCTTCGGTCCTCCTCCGTCATCTTGCCATTTTACTTTAAATCTATATTTTGCACTTGTGGGTATTCCTAATGTCGGGTCGGGCGTTATTACTTGTTGCCCAAATTCATCAGTTGTAACATAATCCCTGTTCATTGGTAGGTCAGTTAACCATACACCATTTTCGTCAATTATGTTACCACCTTCTTCTAAAACATATTGTTCTAAAACAGGTCTATTGTCTGAATCAATTTCTATTGTTTGTCTAAGTGCTAAAATTGTACCTGGACCTGTAGTTAAACTACAAAACGAACCCATTTTTCTTTTAGGTCTACAACTAGACTTGATATAATCATCATCACTAGTTGAAAATAAAGAACCCATAAAAACAGAATGTGGTGTTATTTCGATTCCTAAATCTCTCAAATCTAAATCTACTCTTGTAATACCCACATCACATAAATCTTCTTGCCCCCAAAATGGACTGACTTCAACTTGTTTTACATCTTTAATTATCTGAGGTAGACTATCTAAATCTTCTGAAGATTTAAACATATCACCTTCAAATTGTGTTGGTACACCCATACCCATCCTTATTAAATCTGCAGGTCTTAAAGAAAATTCACCTATATTAGATAGGTCTATATCAAAAAATACTTGTTGTGAACCTAATGGTGCACCTACAATCATAAAGTCACCACTACTATTAGTCCTTACAGTAAATTTATAATACTTTTCATAAACCTCCAGTACTTCTTTTCGTGTTAATAAGTCTTCCCTATTTGGAAAAGTTCCTGTCGGTGTGTGTCCGTCATATTCTTTTACATATGGTAACAGATTATATCTATACCCATCTTCGTTTTTTTGTATTACCGTTTTATATGGATATAATGTTGATATTATTGGGTCGTTTTCATCGATTTCATCTAACGGAATAAAAACTGAAACGTTTACATTAGGCACCCCAAAACCACTATTTGCTACGACTCTACCCGCTATAACACCGTAGTCCGCACAAAATCTATCATAGATATCCTCTTGTCTTAATTTTAAAGATAGTATCTCAAGAAAATCAAAATCTTGGTCTATTTTTAACTTAACCTCTTTGTCGACACCTACTTCAGTTCTAAACCTATAACTTTTAGACATTTATTACTTTTAAGATAAATAGTTATTTACCTTAATTTTAAAACCAAAAAAATAAAAGTATATAAAAGTGTAGTTATGAGAAATCTACGTTCTTTAATGTTTTAATTCTAACTTTAATATCTTTTTCAGGAAACCTTACTTGATATATTTGATTAGGTTGGGCATAAATGGTGTCATCAATTAATCTAATCTGTTTTGTTTCTTCATCTATATAATTTTGAGAAGTTTCAGATGAGGAATACTGACCTCCAACTTTATTGAATATCTTAATTTCTGATAATGTACTTACTCCCGGTATATCTTGAACTATTCTTCTTATATCTGACACATTTACGTTTTTACCTAATAGGTTGGTTCTTGGTGACATATAAGAGTTTATGCCGTCAACAATACTAGTTATTACTTGTCCTTGATTTTCTGTTGATTGCATAGCAACCGACAATTCAAACTCTAAATCAATTACTTGAGCACTTCTGACTGAAATATAATCATTTATCATTCTATAATTTGATAAATAATTTGCAATATTTTGTTTTAAAGTGTTAGAAACATTACTTGTTAACTTACCTGTAGAATCGTAAGAAAGTATCTGTATATTGATTTTATTATCTTCTTCTGTTATCGCAGCCTTAGCGGGTGCACCGAATCTACTAGGCATAGTTCTAATTAAAGAATTATAGTCATTAACGGTTACCGCTCTTTTTTGTGCAGCAAAATTAAAGGTAACCATATTTCTAACTTCTTCTGTTGTTGGTAAATTGTCTCCTCCTATAGCCGCGGTTACATTGTTACACCTTAAACTTTGTATCACATTCTGATTTATATTCGGTGATGGTCCATTTACTGAAAAATTTACCGTTCCGACTTGAGTGATAGTATTTACACCAATATTAGAGCTTAGTCCTCCACCTATTCTATATTTAATAAACAGTGTTGTATTTGCCTTAACTGTTTTACCTAAGGCAATATTATTTTGATAATTTTCTAATCTAAGAGGTATTCCTGTTCTTGCAAACTCAGCTAACTGGTCGTCAGCAGTTGTTGTAGACGCTCCGAATGTTAATTTACAATAACCTTCAGGTGTATATTCAGAGATAAACCTGTTTTCAGTTTCTATATATCTACCTACTTTAATTCCTGGTTTATCTGAAGCTTTAGTTGGGTCTTCAACAAATACTGTATTTTCTGCTAGTGCATCAACTTCATACCATTTATCAGGTGAAGATATAAATTCACCGTATGTTGGTGGGCTTGTGAACGATGTTCCGTCTTTTTGTATAACTGAGGTTATACTAATAACATTTTGTTCAGGTAAAAAGAATTCATAAAATGGTCTTACATCATTACTATTAATTACTTTTTTAAAAACTTTACTTGTACCATTAACTACAACCTCTCTTTTAGTTATTGTGTAATTTACAATTCTATTGTTGTCATCAAAGTTTGGTATTTTAGTTCTATTTGGAAAACCTTGACTATTATATTGTGTTGAGAAATCTATATCATCTTGGTTCTCAAATACTTGTCCTGCACCTATAAATTGTGAACCCGCTCTTATCACTCCTAAATATCTACTGTCTTCTTGGTCACCAAAAGCGGGTACTGTTATAGATACATCCAATAAAGATATTGAGGGTCTATTACCCGGTATTTTTAATCCGTATGTTCTAGCAATATTATATATTGAAGACTTTTGTTGTGCATATTGTAAAACTGTCTCTTGTATACTTCTATCAATATGATAGTGTAAATTGTCTCCGATGGCGGCGTTTAAATCTAAAAATACAGAAAAAACCGAAGCGTCGTTAAAATTATCTATTAAGTCAGGATAATACTGTCTTGTAAAATTTATAAGGTCTTCTCTTAAACCTTCAAAATCTCTTTCAGTATATGATATTTTTTTATTAGCCATATATCTTAAATATTAATTATAATAAAATCTCTACTTTCAAAAGTATTACTTTTAATAGAATAGTCTATTTTTACTTTAGCGGTATAGTCTTCAACACCCTCACCAGCAGTTCTAAATATGTCAAACATCTCATATTCTGTATCCATATCTTCTTCATTTAACTGACCAACCGGAACTCTATCTTCTTCTGAATATGGTTTTATAGAAATATCATTTATTTGTAGGTTTGGTATGTATTTGTCTACCGCCACTTTTATGTCTGATTTTATAGCGTCAAATGTTGGTCCATCCATAGGCTCAAATATAAACTCGTATATTCTTGTACCAAAATCCGGTAAGTAATATCTACTACCCTTTCTGGTTAATATAAGGTGTAATAAGTCTGTTCTTATTTCTTGAGCGACAGTATCTGTAAGGGATAAGTATTTACCATCTATACTCTCCCTAAAAGGAAACTTTATACCATATGTTTTTTCAACTGCCATACAGATAAATATCTATATTTAATTTTTTTAAACTAAAAACCCGTCTATTTGACGGGTCTTAGTGTTATCCTTCACAAGCTACACATTGTAGGTCGTTTAAATTTAGTTTTTTTCTCGCAAATGCCTGTGCCGAATTCATAGAGTGTTGATAATAAAGTGTTTTCACTCCAAGACTCCAAGAATCTATTAAAAGTTTATTAACGTCTTTTGTGGGCATATCAGGTGATATCATTAAATTTAATGACTGTGATTGGTCTATATAATCTTGCCTGATAGCCGCTTGATTGATTATCGATGATTGATTTATTTCAGCAAATGTTCTAAAAATGTCTTTTTGCTCATCACTCAAGAAATCTAAGTGTTGTACAGAACCATCATTTTTCTTTATAGAATCCCAAACTTCTTTAGTGTCTTTACCTATCTCGTTTAGTAAGTTTTTAAGTATAGAATTTTTAATTGTTACTTTCATTTTAGCGACATCTTTAACGTAACAATTAGACCATATTGGTTCTATTGATTGTGACACTTGTCCAAGTATGAATGCAGATGATGTAGTGGGTGCAATCGCATTTAATGTTACATTTCTTCTACCATAACCTTTTAAATATTCAGGTTCACCATATTTTTTAGCCAATTTTTCAGAAGCTGAATATGACTTTTCTTTTATATGTTTAAAAACTTCAACATTTAATTTAGCACTGTCTTTGGTATCAAACGCTAATCCTTTAGATTGTAGTAATGAGTGCCATCCTAAAACTCCTAAACCTAAAGCTCTTTGTCTTTTTGCGAAATTATATGACTTTTCAAGATATAAAAAAGCCCTTTTACCCTCAATAGTTTTATTATCTCTTAAATCTTCAATTTTAGTTAAAAATTCAGTAACAACCGCATCCAAGAAGTATGTCATAACCTCAACTGCGTCTGTATCTTTCCAATCATCATAATGTAGTAAATTCATAGAGGATAAGACACAAACAAAAGACTCTTCCTCTGAGTTATGTAAAGCAATTTCAGAACATAAATTAGAATTATAAATTTTAGCCCCTTTGTCTCTATAAACCTCAGGTGATTTATTATTCATTGTATCTGTAAACATAATGTACGGGTAACCTATTTCTCCTCTTCGTTGAATTACTTTAGCCCATATCGCTCTTTTGTCATCGTCACCCGCAATCATTTTTTCCATAAAATCATCTGTAACTGTAACTGCATGTGTTAGGTCCTGTATTGGAAACCCTTCAGTTCCTATCTCAAGAAATTCCATAATATCTGGATGTTCTGCAGGTAAATACGGTGAGAATCTCCCTCTTCTTGTTGAGCCTTGTGATATATTATCTACTACACTTTCAAATAGATTCATGAAATGTACTGCACCCGGAGCGTGTCCATTGTCTGTAATCTCAGCTCCTCTACCTCTAATATTACCAAAGTAACCTGAAGTACCTCCACCCATTTTACTCATCTCACCAACTTCAGCTTGTGTATGTAAAATAGATTCTATATTATCTCCTATATTAGAACCAAAACAACTTACAGGTAGTCCTCTTTTTTTACCAAAATTTGCCCAAACGGGTGAAGATAACGAGTACCATCCATTACCCATATATGTGTAAAATTTTTCAGCAAAACCTTCAATACATAGTATTTTTTCGGCATGCTCTGCAATTGTTTTTATTCTTTCTAAAGGGTTTTCACCTTCACTTAAATAACCTCTATTAAGAAATGTTATTGATTCTTCATTTATCCAATCAAATGGTTTTTTTTCTTTCATTGTATATGTTTTTATTATTAAAATAAGTCGTTAGATGTGATTGATTTTGATTTTTTACTATAATTAATACTTCTTTTGTTAAAGAAATCCGTGTGTTTTGTTGTTAATATTTCATCATCAAACCATTCAGTAGTTTCTAATAAAGTATCGTTAACGTCAAATATACTGTCAATCCCTATTGAGTTTAATGATAAATTAAATCTGTTTTTTATAAACTCCATTGTTTGTTTTTTAGTTAGGAACTCTAAGTCTCCTTTCTCAAAAATCCAATTAATGATTTCAATCTCAGCCTCATAGGCTTCTTTAGTAGCTAAAATTAAATCATAAACTAACTCTTCAGTCCACCAATCCGGATTTTCTTTTTTGATTAGATTAACCAAATCAAACCCAAATTCTGCGTGTATATTTTCTTCTTTTGAGGTTGCTTCAACGGCATTACTTATACCTTTAAGTTTATTTTTATGTTTATTAAAAGACATTATAACTAAAAACTGTGAAAACAATGAAACATTTTCAACAAACATAGAGAACAAAACTATAGACTCAAAGTAGTCTTTATTTTCAACTGATTTTGAGGTTGAAATTGATTTTTCTAAGTATTTTATCCTTCTTCTAATTGCAGGTATTTCTAATAGTTTTTCGAATTGGTTGTTTAAACCTAATAACTGTACTAGGTGTGAGTACGCGTCGGCATGTCTGACTTCAGATTCTGCGAATGTTGCTCCGACATTACCAATTTCAGGTTTAGGCATTCTTTTGTAAATGTCTCCCCAAAATGTCTTTACGGCAACTTCTATCTGTGATATCGCTAACATAGCCCTTTCAACTGCAGACTTTTCTTCTGTAGTTAAATGAACTTTATAATCTTGTATATCTGAAGTAAAATTAAATTCAGTGTGAACCCAATAAGAATGTCTTATAGCGTCTACGTATTCATTTAAATTTGGGTATTCATATGGTTTTAGATTTATCCTCTTAGAGAATATATTTGGCATGTTGTTAGAACGGTAAATAATATACTCTTTAGCAACTAAATTTAACCCATTATCCATGAGTTTATTTTCCACCATATCATGTATTTCATCTACGTGTGGAACTTTATCTTTATGATTTCTAAAAATAGCCTTTGTTGTAATTCTGGCAATTTTTTCTGCCATTTCTTCATCAATATTTCCAACACTATTCATAGCCTTTAGTACCGCCTTTTCAATTTTATCGACCATATAAGGTACTTTATTTCCACTTCTTTTTACGACAAAACGCATGTCATTATCCACTTTAGTTGTTAAATTCTCCATTATTTACGATTTAAAATTATAATTTATCCTCCTTTTGTTTTCTTTTGTTAAGGAGTTCTTTAATTCTTTCCTTATTTCTTTCTTCTTTTTTTTCTTCAAGACCAAGGAACGTTACACTCTGTTCAGTATCTATCACCAACATCTCATTATCAAACTTACAATTTTCGAATACTATACCATCTTTTCCAATACGAGACTTAGTAATTGCTATTGTTGCGAGATTCATTTCTTTTTGTTGTAAAGACTTAGCTACCGATATGATTACATGACCTACTTGGGCCTTTTTAATTGAACCACCCATTTGGTCTGTAGTAACAACATCAGAGGATATAGAACTTCTATTTCCTTGTGTTGCTGTCCAACCTACTAAATTTAGTTCATGGCACATAGCTTCGAATCCTCTCATGACGGAACCTTCACTTTTCCATTCGTCACCTAAATTTTTATCGGGTACAATACAATCAATATAATCTAACACCACCATGTCTATTTTATTACCTTCAGCCATCATTTTACGAATTTGATTTTTTATCTGATTCATGGTTAACGTATCTGATGGTAATTTTTTTAGGATTAGTTTATTACTGGTGTTTTCCCTTATATCTTTAACTTTTTCTAAAACTTTGTCTTTATGTATAGACAATAAATCGGGAGCTATTTCAGTCCAAAGAGTAAAATGTTTTCTTTGTATAATTTTAGGATTATCCTCAAAAAAAACTTGAAGTATGTTATATCCCAAATTAAATGCGTGGTTAGAAATTTTAGTTAGGAGGGTAGATTTTCCAACTCCCGTAGGTGCCAAAATAACTCCTATTTCTCCTTTCGCCATACCTCCTTTCAAAAGGTTGTCAATACCTGGTATACCCATGGGTATTGGATGTCTAAAATCTTCTTCTAAAACATCGTCTAAGTTAGCAAACACATCTGCAGTTCCGGTGTCTATCTCACCAACTTGTAATGCTTCTCTAACCATTTCCTCCAAATGGTCATAAGATTCAAAGTCACCTTTATCAATAATTTTTTGTGCTCTTCCCATGACTTTTTGAAGTTCCTGTTGTTTACAGAACTTTAAAGCCTTCTCTTGTACAAAAGTATTCCCTTCTTCAGGTGATTCTTTAATCTGTTCAACAGTATCTAAAGTCATTTTTTGAGCCATCGGTGAGGTCAACTCGGACTTAATTAACTGTTCTAGTGTGTTATATGAAGGTGTGTGTTCATACTTTTGATAGTACTCTTTGATTATTTGCATAATCAACTTAAAGTACTGATTATCAAAGTATTTAGATTCAATAACATCTACAATAGAAGAAGCAAAATCTTTGTATACAATAATATTATTAATAAGTTGTATCTGAAATGTATTACCTAAATACCCAAAATTTTTTTCCTTCGACATATTTTATAATTATAATAGAGTGTCTAAATAAATATACTCAATTTAGTGTATATTCTTGATAATCGTATGTCAATTTGTCATTTGAAAAAGCGTCACTTAAACTCTTTAAAACTGACTTTAGATGAGGTCTAACATCTACAGTATATCTTATTTTAGGTGGGTACAATTTACCATCCCAAATCCTATGATATAAAACATTATCATCTTTCTTTATAAAGATGTTAAAATACTCATCACCGTCAGTCATAGAAGTTTCAAGTATACCTGAATCTTCATATATCTGAAACTTATTGTCTAACATGTAAACAAGAGTTTTCATTTTTAAGTCATGGTGAATATCTATTTCTATGTTTTTTACAACATCTGTAAGTTCTAAACTTTTGTGAGCTTGTTCATTATAATTTTTTACATTAAAAAATCTCTGTACTATAATGTTGTCATTCAATGTCAACAAGAATTCCATCTTTGTCATGTCTATCCTATCTTTCTTCATAATTTAATTTTTAAAGTTATTTTTTTGTTTTTTTAAATCTTCTTTTTTCTTTTCTTGTTAGTTTCATAAAGGGTGTTAGAAAATACACCCAAGCGTTATCTGTTTTTGGTAAATATTTGAATAATCCATCATCTATCATCATTCTCATTAGGTTTTGATATCCCCTTCCCTCAGGGTCTATATCTTCTTCATAGTAAAGTTGGACAAGTTCCTTTGCTTCTTCTGTTAATAAGGGTTGTGAGAGGTCTACGAGTTGTTTGTTAATATCATAAAACTCTTCCCCATATACCCCTCTCTTTGTCTTTCCTGATAGTAAGTTTTGTAATGCTCTGTTGTCTTTATCATTCTCGTGTAATTTTTCACCTTTTTGTAAAATATCGTTAACAGAAACTACAGAGTCAATTATCTCAGGGAAAAGTTTTAAGAAAGTCTTTTCACCAAAGTAATAGATACCATCAATATTATCTGATTTATCTCCAGATATAATCTTAAAGGTACTAACATTTTGGTGAGGGATATAGATGTCCTTTAATTTAACTTTATCTCCAAACTTAATCATTTCTTTCTGAGACGGAGAGTAGACCTGCACAGACTCTGAAATGAGTTGTGTGAGGTCTTTATCCGCAGAGAATATGGTTTTGTGTTCGTCTAAAGAGATTTGACAATAGTAGGCAATCATATCATCAGACTCGTTACCATCTACCACCACCTGACGAATAAACATCTCCTCAAGGTATTGTTTAACTCTACCCATCTGCCAATCATATGATTGTTTTTGAATATCATTCAATCTGTTATACCTTCGGTTTTCTTTATACTCAGCAAATATTCTTTTTCTCTGTATAGAATTATTCTCACCGTCCCAAAAAACAATAACCTTATCGTAATTGTAGTCATCAATGAATCTACGAATAGTATTCATAAAGTGGTATATACCACCAATGTGATTACCTTTGTGGTAATACTCCCGAACTCCATGATACCCAATCTTGAAAAGGTTATTCCCGTCTACTAATAAAGTTTTGGTCACACCATAAAATTAAAAGGTTACACTATCTTCTTCTAACTTAAAATCACTACCCGTACCGATAATATCTTTCCAATACTCCGAGTTTTCCGATTTGTATTGTTCAATAGATTTTTTTTCCTCCGTAGAATCTTTTCCTGATAAGAATCCGTGAGCGGTAACAAGAATTCTACCATCTTCATATCCTAACCCATTAATGTGGTTTTTCATAACTGACACTCTGGTACGAGTCGCAAACTTTACTTTTCTTTTGTCTTTTACCGCGGTAATCTTTGTGGTTCCAGCCCCTTTTTGATTCCCAAACAAAAAAACCAAAGATGAGTTTAACCAAATAGCTTCCCCACCTTTTGCTTTAATTTTCGGTTGACCGAAGGGGTTGTCAGGGAGTTCCACCCACGGTTGGTTGACAATAACCAAGGTGTTTTCATGTTTAGAATCCGACCTACGTGAACCTGAAATTCTTTGATTAATTCCCATACCTATCTTATCAGCAAGAACTGCTGCGTTGTGTTGTTTACCTCCCTTACCATCATAAGTCATTTTACAAGGTACAGAGCCAACAGAATCCCACAAGAACAGTAGGTCGTAATCTAAATCCCCTTTACTTTGTGCGTCCAACAATTCATTAATAAAGTCAGTAATCTGTTCAATATATTCAAAATTGTTGTTAAATAGGAAGAATCCGTCCCAGTCTAATTCTCCTGTTTCTTCATCAACCACTTCTTCACACTCAAAACCCATAAGTTTTGCGTGGTCAAATGACCATTTTTGTTCTGTAATGATAAACACAGGAAGGATACCCTTTTTTTGAGCATCAACCGCAGCTTTAACAAGTGCAGTAGTTTTGCCTGTGTCCGAGTGACCCAAGAACATATTCAAATGTCCCATAGCCGGACCGGGTACACCAACCGCATCCAAAAATTCAGTTCCCAAGTCGTAAAATCTTTGGGGTTTGAATTTTGCTGAAGAAGAAAATTTCTTCTTTATATCTTTAAAGTTTTTTTTCTTAATTGCCATAATTTAAAATATAAAAGATGGGGGGATAGTAACGTCCCCCCATCTGTAATTTTGGTTTGTTAGAAAGGAAGGTCTTCGTCAACCTTCATCTTAGATTGTGTATCTTCAACAGTTTCAGTAACCACTTCTTTCTTTGAACCTCCTCCGATTGTTTCGGTTTCATCCCCATCACCATATACAAACTTTTTAAGTTCAGAGTCCCATACAGGTGTTTCACCACGAGCAACTGCTTCAAGGTACTCTACAGGTCTTTGTGCATAAACATCAGACCATGTCATCTCATCTTCTATCCATTCCTTCATTTGGTCATTGTCTTCACTTAGTGGAGTTGGGTCGTCATACATAATAGTTTGAACAACTGTGTACTCAATACCTGAATTAGTCTTAGACTTAGACAATTCAATAATTAAATCTCGACCTTCACTATCATCGGTAATATCTCCCTTTGCCCTCCAAATAGGAATGATTTTATCCAAAATACCTTCTTGCTTATAGTTGTCTTTAAATCTCCAAAACTTAACACCGTCTTCTTCATTGTCTCGGTCAACAACTTTTACAATGTAAAACTTACGAGGACGATATTGCATTGCGAGTTTCTTATCTGACTCCTTACCTGTGGATATTAATTCTTCATAAACTTCAGTTAAAGGTGAACGTTCACCGTCATTTTTACCTGGGTCATACAATTTAACCCACTTACCGTCGACTTGAACTTCGTGGAACCATACTTCTTTAAAAGGTGATGAACCGTCAGATGTTGGTAGAATACGAATTTTTGATTGTCCCGATTTTGTTCCTTTAGGGAGATACGTTGTAAAGTACTTCTTTAAACGTTGCTCTTGTGTCATTCCGTCTCCGTTACCGCGAGACTCTGTGTTTTTTTCGTACTGTGATAGTACTGCGTCGAGTGCATTTGCCATTTTTTGTTTTTCTTTTATTCGTTAAATTTATCTGTTACTCAAAATAAATAATAACGAAGAAAAACACTAAGTCAAATAAAAATTTTAGAATTCTTCGTCTTTAAAAGGTGCGTCAAATGATTTTTTAATGTCACTTTCAGAGTAGTTTTCTACATTTTCATCCGTTAAAACGTATTCATTTTTTCCTGTCTGTTCAAACTCACCCTGTTTATCCGTGAAAAAATCTGTGAGTTTTTGATTATAAGGATAACTATCTAAACTTCTTAATTGTAATTTTTCTTCAGGAGTCTTTTGTCTGTATTTTTCTACCTTAGTTTCTAAATCATTAATTTTATTTAATATATTGTCCATTTCTCCTAATTTAGAAGTTAAATCTTCTAACTTACTAAACATAGTCTCCATATATTCATCTTGTTTTTCTGAAATATCTTTTTGAGTTGTAACTAATTCAGTAACATCCAATTCTTCAGTTCCTGTTTCTCCCATACCTAAATCTTCTGTACTATCAATACCTTCATCATCTACAACCTCGACATCAGGGTCTGTTTCAATATCTATAGGTTCAGGAACTTTATCTACTCCTGTATCTCCTTCTTCAGTTCCTTCATCAGGTAATAGTGGTAACTCATCACCTACCTCAGCATCTTCTTCTGGTGTTGGTAGTTCAGGTTCTTCTTGTTCTAAAATATAGTTATTTATATTTTTATATCTTTCTATTTCAGATATTATTTTTTTATCTACAGACATGTTGTTAAATTTTAACCGTTTAATAAAGTTTTTACCCCATGTTTAGTTTCAACTTTCATGGTTTTATTTACTCTCATAGTGTTATCAACTCTTTCTATTAAACCATCTCTCATTCTAACAGTGTAACAATCTCCTGTGTCTAAATCACATACTTCTTTATAACCATTTCCGTTATCTTTTTCTGTTATTCTACTGTCTTTATTCAAGTAATCGTCTAATAATTTTTTAATATTCATTTTTACACTTTTTATATAAATATATCACAACGTAGAAAATAACCCTAATTATGATACTTTGTTTATTACTGATTCGAAGATAACAACCCACCTATCAAATTCTTTTTTGTACTCAGTGTTGTCATTGACTTTAGTATTTACTATTTCATAAACTTGAGGTGCTGATAAATTAGTCATTGGGATTCTATCATATATTTGTGCCATATATAACGTAGCTAGACTTTTAGGTGTTGGGTCTGTCGTAGTTGTCTGAGCAATTCTATCTTTTAGTTGTCGTATCCAAGAACCTCCATATCTTTCAAATGTCGCGACCATATAATCTAAACACTGTCCGATACTATCAAATGATGCTAAAGCATATATTTTACCATCACTATCTACACATGTTTGTGAACCAAAATAATCTGACCTATTTTCAGGTGTTATTTTTTTATTAGTTGGTAATGCGATTAAATTGTTATTATAACAATTCTGTCTAACATCGGTATTAAGTGTTGATATACCATATAAAAATACTTTAATGTCTATATCTGTGTTTGGACTGCTATTTAAATAAGTTATAACATCATTAGCCCTTATCGGTGTTTGAAGTAAATCTGTAAATGGTTTGTCTCCATAGGCTGTTAATGATTTACATTTTTCTTCACCCGCCTTTAATGTTTTATCAGGATTAGATAAAATCATAGCATTTATACTACTCCCTGTTATTCCATTTGTTGATTGTTGTTTTAACTTCTTTTCAAGTTTTAATAATATATCTCTATTTATACTTGCAACTAACTTATCAGGCATTTGTAACGAATTTTTTGGAATCCTAACACCATCAAAATTTGTAGTAAATCCTCTATTTGAAATGTTGTGACTCACATTCATTATTAAATATGGTCCATAAAATAACGGTACGTTAGTTAAGTTAAAATACATTGTAGGTTGAATCATGGCATTTCCTAATGATTGTATCTGGCACGTGTAACTTCTTGTTTTATAAAACTGATAAAATGATTGTGATTGTTGTGCAACTTTTTGTCCTGAAGCTTGTGAACCCAAATCTTCAAGTACCAAAAAGGTAGGTCCAATATTTTTGTGTTGGTTCATATCAACCGATATAGAGCTAAATATCCCTTGATTTCTTTTACCAAAATCTACTTGGAATCCAACACAAGCATTACTATCTGAATAGTTTGTTTTGTTTTGTTGATTTTCTTTTAATGGACAGGTTGATGGTATAGTAATATCGAATGAGTCGTCTCCTTTTCTACTATTATTATTGTTATTCATATTTAAACTAGAAGATGGTTCTCCCACATAAACACCTAACATTCTAGGTCTACTATCTCTTGTGTCTACCTCCATAAATGTACCAAACAAATCATTAGGTATGTCTTGTGGTATCGGTTCCCCTTCTTTTACACGTTCATTTCTACCATAAAAATTAGTGTAAGCTGGAGTTGGTATAAATACAAAGTTATTTTCTTCGTATATGTCACCTAATAATGAATATAGTGAAGTTACTTTTCTTCTGTTTTTAATAAAACTTATTAAACTTGTTATATCAATAATAATCTTATCACCAACAGGTCTGTTAGCCCTATCTAAAAATAAAAAATCTTCAAATATAGTCCTTGTTTTAAAGTCTTGCCCTGCAACCCATTTATCATTCATTGCTTGGAAAGTTTTCCAAAGTTCTAATTTTACTACATTACCGTCTAATTTAGATGAATAACTTGTTTCTTCTGTTATAGCGACTGACTTTAGTTTCCTATTAGCATTAATAAAAATATGGTTTAACATATTAGTTTGAAACTCTTGTTGTTCGTTTAAAAACTGATTTATGTTATTTATAAATTCTTGTTTTGCTATATTAATGTTGTTTTTCTTTTGTCCCGCATAAATTTTTATTAATGGTGCTAATAACTCAACATTACCTTCACTAAACTCAAATTCCATATCGACAAAAAAATCAGTCAAGTATGAACCATTATCTGAATACATAATATTTTCTTCAGAAAAATCTCCAACATACTCATACATCGCTCTCCAAGCGTCGGGATATGTATTTATACTATCTTGTAAGGTCGTTGTTCCTCCACTAGTTGGTAAGGAATTGATTATATAGTTACCAAAATTTATAGGGTCTATTACTTTATATTCATCGTTGTCGGTTAGTGAACCATATATTCTTGTATCAAATTTACCAGGGTTTCCTATTTTTAAAACGACTTCGTCTTTTAAATAAATTTCCTGATGTTTAAACTTAAATTTATTAAATTGATTTTTACTTATATTTTTTATATCTGTATCAAAATCACCTGTTAAGTTTGGTTTATCTGTTATTAATATTGATTGTATAATTTTATGTAAATTAATTTCAGTCTTTACATCAATACTACTATATGGGTTTTGTTGACCCTGATAAATAGCCCTAAGTGAGTTATATTCTGAACTAGGTATCTCCCCGTTTGGATACTGTCCTTTTACTTCGTCACTTTCTAAAAACTCTTCAAACGTTGTTTGTCCTCTATTAATAAAATTAATATCAAATTTAGATGGTACTTCACAAAAGTTTAAAAATATCTCTTCGAAGTTATCTAACATTTCTTTAGTAAAAACTCCGAATATATCTTCGATTGAAGAGTATGTTACCGATGTGTTATTTCCTAAATTAAATGACTGTTTATTTGTTGTTGTAGGGTCTATATATTTCAAGTATTGTTCAGGTGTAGGTCTGTCAACTAACTCATTCGAAAAATACCCGTAATTACTAGCCGACCATAACGACCTAACCCCTCCATTATATACCGAACTATTTTGTACTAAATCTTGTGTTAGTTTTCCACTTTCTGTTATTGTTTCAAATTTAGATTGATTAAATTTAACATCACCGAATGAAGGTATTATTAATACTTTATCATTCTCACTATCTTGAAAATCTGTGTTATTTTTTGTTTCAATAAATTGTGTCCAACTACACATTGTATATTTTTCAAGGTCTCTTTCAGCCTCAAATGTTCCTTTAGTCGTTCTTCCAATTTTTAGATTTTTTTCAGATTGTGCGGTTTGTATATCAATAGAAGTGTACCCCGTAAGTAAATCTACTTTATTAACATAATAATAGACATCGTTTATTACTTTAGGGTAAAAACCATTTTGCATTAAATCCTGTGTTTCTGTTACCGTCTGAAATAATGGGACTGGAGGTATAAATTCTTGTCCTAAATCTATCTGATATTGTTGTATAGTATTTTTGTGTTGTTGTATTTCAACATCCGTATTATCATAATTTTTAAAATTATATTTTTTTGTTACATTTTGTGTGTTTGGGTCGTAGGCGTTTACATAATCAAAGTCTTCCCATATACCATCTAAAATGTCTATATTATCATTTTTATGCCTTTTGTATCTGTGCCATATTGCACCGTATTTTGCAATCCATAGTGTTGGTAGTTTATGTATTGAGGCGTATTTGTTTAATGTTGCAAAAATATAATTTAAGTTAGTTTCAGCCCCATTGGTGAAGTTTTTAAATTTTTCTCTGAGTGTTGATAGTGGTAATGAGTTTAAGTAAATGTACCCTAAACCAACATATGGATTTACAACATTATTCTTTTCATTTTCAACTCCTTTTAAAATTGAGTTTATGAAATATGGTGTGTTTATAAGTGAAGTGGTTTGTTTACTTGTTAGATTATTTACTGTTGTATTATAGTTTCTTCCGTAATCAATAAAAGACTCTGTTAACATCATTTTATCATCAGTTTTATTTTCATAATAATTGATGATAATTGTATTTGTTTCAAAATTTACTGTTTGATTATTTTGGATATTATTTTCTAAGTTTGGGTTGTCTTGTGCCGGTGATTCTGAATTTTCGTTTGTCCATCCAAAATATGTAAAAGGTTTTTTTGCGTATTCTAAATCACTATCCGAAGGTTCACCAAATGAAGCGATAGTTTTTTTATCTTCATTAAACGTAAACATCTTAGATGTGTCATTACTTTTTACTACAGAAGATAATGTACTTCCTTCTGAGAGATTTTTCTTTACCCAATCTAAATTATCATAGGGATAACTATCCAAAAATGTTAATTGGTCTGATTGATTACTTTTTAGGTAGTCTATTAATTTTGTCTTTGTGTTTGTGTCTGAGTTGACTTTGATTGATGTTGTATTTAAATAACTGTTGTTGTAAACACCAAAACTTTTTTCTACTAAATTTCTAATATATGGTGTTGCGAATATACCTCTTATGTGTTGATTCCAATATGCACCTTCTCCATTGTTAGAGATACTTCTCATATATCTCAAAATATTTTCGTAACTAAATGCAAAGTTTTTAAATAATTCAAGTAATTCTGGTGAAGTAACTATAGAATTATTTATGTTGTTAAATTCAAAATCACCAAAGACTGAGTATAATTCTTTTCCATAACCTCCGCTTCTATACATTTTTGTATAGTTTGAGTTTAGATAGGTCCTTTCAAATAATTCATATATGTAAGATATTATATTTAAATCTGAGTACGGTCTTTGTTGTAATGGAAACTCAATAGCGTTACATCCAATAAATGGATTATCTTTTAACTCATTTTCATAGTCGTAATTTAAAAGAACAGTATCTTTTTGAGTTACTCCTTTAATATACTCTTCGACAAACCTAATTTCAGGCCAAACTTCTGACCTCCATCCTTGTACTTGTGATATTACAGACGGGTCACCAGGGTATCTATCTTCAAATTCAACATTACCATCAGCGTCAACAGATTCTACATAATATTGAGGCCAAGGATAAACTGTAGGTTTATTTTCACCATCAACACTATATGTTGACAATCCCGATAATAGCGATTGTACCATTGTGTTTTCACTACTTTGTGATTTTTCCGGAGTTAATACTGCGCCTATCCTTACCGGATTTTTTCTTTGTTCCCACGCATCTTCGTGAACTTTATCCATAAGTCGTAAAAATGCATCAGCACTAGCACAAATTATCGCCATAACATTTTTTATAGTAGGATTAAATCCTAATCCAACATCGTCAGATTTAATTTTTTCGGATAATGATTTACTTAAAGCATCCTCTACTATTAATTTTCTTTCTTCAAACTTACCTTCTAATTCTTGTAGTTTTTTTAAAAAACTATTTTCAGAAAAACTATTTTTGTTTACATAATCACCAAAAATAATATATGTTTTTGATAATTCGTTTTCAATGATTTCTAAAGTATCGGATTTTATTAATATTTTTTCAATTTCAAAATTTGTTAAAAAACTTGATTTAAAAGATTCTAATTGTATTTCGGTCGGTGATTTTTTATTTTTTACTGTATAAGTTTCTTCAAAATTTACTTGTTCAGATGGATTACTAAGTACAAATAAAAAATCTTTTATATTAATATTCGAAGTTAAACTATTTGTTATTACCTCCCCTCCTATTTCACATTCCCCTTCAGTACCAAAAGTTTCGTTACTATTAAGTTCGTTATTATATTTTTCTATTATTGATTTTAACTCGTTTATTGCGTTTTGTGTTCCTTCAACTCTCTTATTTTCACCCCCTAAATCTTTTTTAAACTCATATAACATAGGTTTTCCATTAGCAATAACTTTATCATCTAAAAACTTTTTTTGCCAATTTTCTCTTATGTTACCATATATTGCCCTACGAAACTCTTGTATTTTTTTATAATAGTCTCTCATATTATTTAATATGGTAAAATCTTCTTTACCATAAGCCTCCATAACAAATCTATCAAAGTTTTCTAACTTCATAATCATTTGATTTAAAGTTAGTTCGGGAAAATCTTCGTCTATTAAACCTTTTTGTTTATAGGTACTATAAACATTTTTTATCATGTCATAACCTCTTGTTGAGTTTATAACTCTATTTTGTTGTGTTTGTCCTAATACAGTTGATTGATTTGTCGTTTCTTCAGGTCCAAACTCTGTGGTTGTTTGATACATGTGTGGCAACGCATACAAAGAATCTAAAGTAATATCAGACAATAATGCATATGTTCTTGATATATAATTTGTCGTTATTTTATAGTTTCCACTCGCAGGGTCGAATTTTGCGTTAAAATCTTTTAACATCAATTCATATTGTATGGCTTTACCATAATAACCTTTAACGGTTAATGTAAACAATGGATATGGGAATTGAAAAAATGCACTGTATGGTGAGTTTTCTCCTTGTTCAAATAGAACCTTACCCTGTACATCTTCCATTTCAATTGTAACCAAAGCAGCAAATGAAGTGTTTATCTTTATTGAAATGTTTGTTATTCCTAATAGTTGTGAATCGACGTCTCCATTTCTTGTTCTACCTAAAGTTAGATTATCCGTCCAAGAAGTATCAAAAAAATTTTCTTCTACTATTTCCCCACTTTTATTTTTAGGTTGAGTTTTCATAAAGTTGATGACTTGATTCCTGTCGTTCTCAACGGCACCTACTCTAATATTTTTAATTGTATCGTCAAAGTTGTCTCCAACAACTAACTTACTTCTCGGTATCACTTTAGCTTCCAAACTAGCGTACATTACCAACTCCTCTTGGTTAACCAATCTTTCGGATACGGTTTTATCACTGTTTACCACTTTATTAGGGTCAACAATGATAATATTATCGTATGACGTTTCTACATAAACGTCTTGATTATTAAAGAATTTGTTATCTGCCATAGTAGAAGAAGTGTGTATCTATTGCTTTCTTATAATCTTGTAAAGAATTTACTAAAGGAAAGGGTATTATTAAAACCGCACCATCTTCTATATTGTTTTCAAGTCCACCATACTTAGGGTTTGCCGCTAGTATTAACCAACCAAAATATGGTGTGTTATAAAACTCAAAACTAATTTTATCAAGTCTACTTCTACTAACTCTATAAATGAATTTTTTATCAGTAGGTTTAGACGGCACCTCAACAAAAGGAACTACAGTTTGATTTCCATTTACTAAAAAGTCTTGATATCTATTATAATACCTCATCAATTAAATGTATATTTTAAATTAAATTTATTTAACTCACCTGAGTTTTGTCCAGGGAATGTTGTCTCAAAAAAGTATGGCTTTTGTGTCGGACCGACTATAGAGTCTTGGTCTTCTTGTAAATACGTGAATTTCCTCTCTTTATCAGGGTTAAATGGGTTATATAGTGTGAACTTTTTGACATTGTTATTTTCGGTAAACGCTTTAAAATCATCAATACTATTTTGTTCTAATACTTTATATACATCTAATAGTCCCGGTTGAGCCGGTAATATAGGTTTGTTCATACCTTCAGAACCTAGAATATCCGGTAGGTTGTTTGGTATCTCAGTCGTCCCATATACAATTTTATTAACATATCTAACCCAGTTATCTTTTTGTGATAGCTCCTCTCCTAAAATTCTTTCTATTACATACTCAGGGTCTTCTATCATTATTGAATATGCAACTGTACAAAATCTTGTTTGTGGTTCTGTGTCGAAGTTTGTACTTAAAAATCCTTCGTATAAATTATTTTTTTCAGGTAATAATCCGTTAGTTTCAAATATTTCATCATAAAACGCTTGTAGGTCAAAACCTACAGTTTGTAAATCGGATATCAACTCTTCTTGTGTGTTAGATTGTGTTGAAGAAACATCAACATCTGTTGTTGCAGAAAGTGATAATATTATCATATTTCCTGATTTTTTTCTATACCCATCAGTTAATGTTTGTACTAAATTTAATTTATCTATAATTCTTACAAGTTCTGTTTGACCTTCGATTAAATCAGACATAACATTACCAAATGTGGATTGGTAAAATCCGATAAACTCATTAATAAATGATTTTAAATTTTTCTTAAACTTTCTTATTTCGCTATTCTTAAAATTTTCTAAGAATATTGTACTTAAAAATGGATTAGAATTATTATCAATATCTTCAATTAGTCTATTTTCTAATTCATTAACTCTATCATTTACTTCTGAGGGTTTTCCGAAAATATTCAAGGATAATTCATCACTATTTTCTAAAGTACCTGTCATGTAACCATCTAAATATTTTCTTGTTTGTGTAAAATAGTATAAAGCTATTTTTGATTGGTCTTTATTTATAGTTTCAATACTATTAATTACATTAATAGCATAATTTTGTGATTTTTGTACCAACTCATTTACTGACGCCTTATAATTTATATCACCAATAATATCATTTACATCAAATCTAGTGTCAGTTATTTCTCCTATCGTATTTCCCGCCTCTTCTGTTCTTTGTATAGTATCACCTGTTAAATTTAAATCAACAATATTTCCAACTTCCTCCATAACCCTTCGGTTTATATTATCTCTTGATTCAATATCTGTAGTTTCTGCTCTGTCATCATATACTTCTGTATTACCATAATAATTAAATGATAAAGCGTTTTGTAATCTAGCCACCGGCTCTTTTAGTCCTTGTCCTCCAATAAAATAAAAACTCATATTAATACCCGCAATCATAGGTTGTACTCCAATACCTTCAGGATTTAAATCGTACACCAATGGTTCATATTGTATAGAAATTTGTTGTATTGCAATTTTACTATGATAAAAATCACCTATTCTTAAAACGCATATTGGTGGTGCACCAAAAGCCGTATTTTGTATATTTCCTTCTCTTGGTTTACCATCCTCACCTATTACGGGTATTGTGTCTCCGGGTCTTAAACATTGTTGTAAGAAAGTTAACCTACTGTTGAGTCCTTCAGGTGTTATTGAATGGAAAACAGGATTAAAATATTTAATTTTTTCTTGTATCCCTTGGTAGATAAATGGAGCTTCTTCATTCATCGCATTAAAATAATCACACTCAGTAAGTAGTTTTTTAACTACAAGTTTTGCAACTTCCTTTTTCTGTTGTACTGTTTCAACTTCGTTAGTTACCGTTCTACTTGCCTGATATAACTCATCGGTCGGTGTTATTATTTTTTCAAACTCAGGTGGTTCGGGTGGACCTTCAAAAGGTGGTGGTGCAGTTTCTTTTATTTTCATACTAACTGCTCGACACGCCATAGCCTGTACTGAATAAATGTTTTGGTTACCCGGTAAATCTTCTCCACAGGTTACGGTTTCTCCACCAGGTCCTGTTACCTGAGTATCTTCTCCTCTAGGGTCCCCATTAAAGGTAATTTTATCTTCATATTTACTTAATTCAGAAAAACTTAAAATATATTTTTTTACCGCGTCTATTCTTCTTTTTGATAAAGATAAATTATATTCGTTAGTTGCGGGTGCTGAGGCACTACCAACTAAATCTATACTTATTTCAGCACCTTCATCAATTGCACTTTTAATCTTAACACATAGTTCTTTAGTTTTTTGTTCAGTTGTCGATATAAAATCATTAAAGAATGAGGTTATTGGTTCTTTTTGTGTACTATCAGCATTTGTTTCATAACTTGATTGCTCCGATAAATAACTTGATAGTGTTGAAGAGTACGGTGTCTCTGTAGTTACCGCAGACGCCGTTTTAGGTGGTGGTTCATCATTATCAAAATAAAAACTATAATCAAAATCAGAATCTGATAACTTGTTAGTGTACTCTTCGATAACAGGCTCTATTGGTACATATTCAACTTTATCTATTGACCTTGTGGCGTCGTAGTATTCTGTTACGTTTTCAGTTTTAGTAATTATATCATATAGGTCTGAGTAATTAAATTGTGGAAATCTTGTTGCTAATTCATATATGTCATATTTTCTACATCCCGCGAAAAATGAATCAACTATAGCATTAACCCTTTCTGAAGACTCATTAGATAATTCTTTATCTACAATTGCATTAAGTATCGATGGGTGGTCTACCACAATTTTCCAACTTAAATTACCCTGTCTTGTAGTATTATTATATGTAAAAATTGGTTCGGGTCTTCCTAAAAATTCGTTAGTTGTCCAATTGGCACTATTTTGTTCTGAAACGTTTAAATCGTATGGTGGAAACCACATTATTCTACCTCCGTTGGGTCCTCTTTCACACATAGCCAAATCTTGGTAGGTAAACCCTGGTTTACTTCCTGTCCTCCATGCTAAATTTTCAATAGAAAACATATATTTTTTTACGTTTTCTTGTTCTGTCATATTGGTTGACTCGTTACCTCTTAAGGGTGCGATATTTAAATTATATGTGTTATCTAACACAGAATAAGAAAACCTTCTATTACTGTTTGTTATTCCTTCTGACTTTTGTAATGCAGAAACATTATTATATGGTATATCCTTAGTGAAAACTCTACAGTATTCCGTACCTTCAATAGCTCCTGTAGTAGTATTTTCATAGTTTATTACCATAGAACCCTTTGTCATTTCTCTTGTTCCATCATTAAAAACTTTAGACACTTGGTTTATTGCATTACCTACGTGTTGTAATTTTTTATCTCCCCCTAATTCATCTGCAGCCTCAACCAATTTTTGAGTATCATCTAAGATTGACCCTTCTCTAAAATTATATGTGTTCGACTTTGGTGTTTCGTCAAAACCATTTTTTAAGTCTATTTCTCCAGCTGAACCTCCACCAACGGTAGGCTTTCTTTTAGAAGCTCCTTCGGTTTTTGTAGATAACCATACAAAACCACCTTGTAGTCGTTTAGCTTCATATGTACTATTAGTAAATAATCCATTAAATAATTTACTTCCGTTTAAACCAAATGCAAAAACATTTTCTTTTTTCTCATATGATTTTGCTAATTCACCATAACCTCTTACAGGTGTCTGTACTTTATTTCCGTCTTGGTCTATTGGTAGTTGGTCTTGTGGGAAAAGTATTTGAGATGGTTCTTCAGTTCGACTTCCGATATAATAATTTCCTTTTGGTGCACGTAAATTTAAGTTATTTATAAAATTTGTTTTATAGTCAGGTCTATATCTACTAAATTCTAAGGTTTTAAATAACCTATTTCTTTGTCCTCGACCTGTATTAGCGAGGAATATATCGGACGCTTTTTTGTTTTCAGGTAATAATGGAGTTCCTCTATCACCAAATAAACTTCCTACCGCATTTACTGCTTGGTTTATAAATGATTTTTTTTCCTCAGTTGCAAAATAATCTCCAGGTATCCAAGAGTATGGAGAGTAAACTCCTGTTATTCTACTAATAAAATCCAATCCTTTACCAACCACATTATCAGGTACTGATATTTGCCAACTACTTTCAATTACTTGTTCATTACCTGTTGCAATTGCAAGTGCATCAAAAGGGTCTGATAACGCATCAATAACATTTATTCTACCTAACGTTTCTTGTCTTATTTCTTCACCTATACGATATTCAAATTCTGTTTTAAGTTGTTGTCCCGCAATTTGTGCCAGGGCAGAATCTTGACTTAAACTACCATTATTACCAAAAGGATTTAAACTTGTTAAAAGGTTGAAAGAATTATATGTTGATGAGACAAAAGTATAGTACCTTTCTCTTTTTTCTATTAATTTTTCAACATCTCTTATATCGATAAAATTTTTGTACCCTCCTTCGGGTCCGTATTGATTTTGTATAAAAGCCTTTTTTTGTCTTTCTTGGTTTACACCTGATTCTTCAACAGATGGTGAATTAGCGACACCTATATCATTCATACTAAATTCTGTATTTCCTGGTGTATCTCCAGTTCTAAAACTTTCATCATAAGGTCTTAAATTCCTTATTAAAAGTTTTTTTCTAAAGTTTTCTGTTGCTTCAAATGTTAATTCACTTGGCATAAAATCTATTTTTATATAAATAGATTAATATCTAATTTTTACGCACCATATGTGTTATTGGCATCATTAAGTGCCGATTCTATCGCAGGAATAAAGTCAGGGTTGTTCATTATCATTGCGGTTAGCACTTCTTCATTTATTACAGAATTTAACCCATTTAAATTAAGGTTTATTTCACCCGCAACCGCCATCTCCATTGGGTCAATATTTACACTACTGACACCCGCGGTTGGTCCGTCACTTCCCGATGTATCAGGTGTATTAGGTGTTATTGTCGATACATCTTCAGTACTTGGTCCTGTATCTCTTACCTGTTCTAAATGTTCTATAACCGCACTTTCAATAGATAAATTAGGCATACCTATTAACGCACTTAAAACATCTGTAAAACCTCTATCTCTAAATATATTGTCTTCAGACACTTCTCTTTTTATCGCACCTTCAGTGTCAACGTCTCTATTAAAGTTACTAATCATTTCTCCATACGTTACAAACGCATCCGTTAACGATTGCTTTGAAAGTCCATCTTCAATTGCTGTTGATAACACATTACCCATTTGTTCATTCTTAGCACCAAATTCATCAATAAATTCTCTATTATATTCTTCTGCACCAATACCACCAGCTTCTATTGCATCTCTTGTTGTCGTATTATTCACACCTGTAACTATTGCCAACTGTGAACTTATTTCACTTAAGAATTTGACTTGTTTATCTAAAAATGATGATTGGTCTAATGCGATTTCTTTATCACTTTTACCCATCTCTTTTTGATAATCCTCTAACTTTGTTAATTCTTCAGTAGTAAGTTGTGAAAAATCTGTAATTTCTTCAAATCCAGGTATATCAAAAGTAACTTTACCTTGGTCTAAATCGGATAGGTTGGATAGCATTTCTTTTTGTTCTTCGGTAAATCCGAGTCCCTCCATCATGTCGACCTTAGTTGTTCTTTCAGCCGATTTTATTGCAGTTGAAGCTAACTCAGTATATTCCATACCTGTTAATTTAGCCGCTTCCCTTAAACGATACATTTCTGTAACAGGTATATCAAACTCCCCTGTCTTTTCGTTGAATACAACCGCACTTTCGGCCATTCCAATAATAGCATCTTGAAGTCCTCCGACATCATTTTGTGCCATATGTAATAATTTAAACGGGTCACCTAAATCACCAACAGCGCCTCCTAACATCTGAAATCCAGCCGCGGTTTCAATTGCTTTTTCTGGCGATAATAAATCTTCCGATAACCTTACAGAGGCGTTTATATCCATTCTTAACGATTGAGCTCTTGCGACCATTTTAGAAAGTCCTTCAACTCCATTTTTAAAATTATATCCTGATAATAATTTAATATTACCTGAAATATTTTTCATAAACTGACCTACGTTAAGTCCGTAAGTTCTGGCTTGTTTTTCTAAACCTGAAATTTTATCTAGAGCGTCTTGCATTCCAACACCAATACTATCAAAACCTCCAACCATTTCTGCAATTTCTGTGTTTGTTACACCCGCGTTTCTCGCTAAAAGACCCATTTGTATACTTTCTTCTTCAGTAAGTATAGTATTTCTTTGCATAACTTCATTAATTGCTTTTTGTGTTTCAAAATGGTCGTCTAATGTTAATCCGTATTGTGTAGATTCAAAAGCGGCGTTAGCTATATTATCCATCATAGCTTCACCGAATATTTTTGTTTGTCCCATACTTTCTCGAACAAGTTCATAAGAAAGTTGTTGTAATTGCATAGTTCTCCTTATTACTGTTGTAGGAACCATACTACTAACCATGTCTTTACCTATACCTTTTAAAGTATCTCTATCAATATCTGTAGCTCTTCCTAAACCCGTTGGTTTAGCTGCTCCACTATCAGTGCCTACTTCACCTAATATAGAATCCTCAAAAAACATAATTTATATTTTATTATAAATAGTTATCTTTTGTTTTTTCTTTTTTCATATTCTTGAGCCCTTTTATCGAATTCCTCAGATAATTTATTTACAAAATACCTCCTTTCATAGGTAGGCATTGTCATAACATCTTGATAATTAAAGTTTACATACTTACACAAGTAGTAAATCTCATCAAGCAGTATTATCCTATATTCAGAAGAAAGGCCGAAAAAACTCCGCCCCAAAAGTGATTCTCACATTCACTTTTTCTCCTGACGGGGCGGTAACTTCGTGACGTAAGTTTAATTGTGGTTCACAGTCACTGATTGTGTTTCTTAATAGTTTAGAATCGGAAATTGGTAGGTTTATAACAAATTTAGAGATATACTCTCTGTCTGTATTTCCGTCTATTGAAACTATTTGTTTTTCTAGTTTATTAGTGACTATTGGAGCAACTATACCTTGAGGGTATTTTTCGGCAACCTTATTGAGTTCCTCAATTTCACCTACAGTAAGTATTTTACATAGTACTTTAACATTACTTTTTGGTAACTCAATTTCAAAAAGACCTTCATTGTTTGGTGTTATTTTTGGTTCGGTAATATCTAATCTATCTAAGTTAATACTTTTTTCAAAAGACTTATTAGTTTTAGGGTCTTTTAATGTAAAGTTATATTCAGTACCAAATGATGTATTACGTAAAAATATAAGTATTGCTTCTAAGTCACTTTCTATTAAATCCTCAACTCTAAAGTCAGGTTCATATACTTTGTTTTTTACTAAAGTATGTATAACGTTAATATCCTTATTTACCGACGCTAATACATTTTCGTCTTGAGCTGTGAGGTATCCAACCTTTACTGATTTACGTTTGTTTTTATAAAACAAACCATTAGATGGTAAAGCTAAAACATCATGAGGTAGATTAAAATCTTGTTGTCCGTATTGTCTTGTGTTATCTTCCATATTAAATAAAAAAACCATAGGGATAATACCCTATGGTTAAATATATTAATTATTGTTTTTTTATCAATAGTATTAGTAAACCAAAATACATCTATCAGGACGTAATGTTGCAGTTATTGTTGCCAAATTATCGTCAGAGTAACCTAAACTATCAAAATTAACGTCAGTTAAGAATGTACCTTGTAGAATCCATTTTTCAACGGCAACCCCTGTTGGGTCTAACATTTCAAGGTCTAAGTCTTTTTTATAACCAGCAGCATAACCCATACGTCCAGTTACCGATTCCGCGGTTAATCTTACCCATTCCATAAGCGCTTGTGATGCTGAAGGACCAATAGGGTCTCTAAACGTAACGTTAATAGTTCCCCATGTAAATCTACCTGCAACATATGTTGAGGTATTTAAAAATGGTATTTCTGTTGGGTTTATTGATACTTGCGGTCTTGATGTCGATTCAACATACCACGAATTTATACCTAATGAAGACGGAAAAGTAAGAACGAATCTATTCTTTCTTTTTGGTTCATACGGTACGGGCATTTTCATTAATAAATCAGCCATTGTATTTTGG